ACCTTCCAAGTCACCCATCTCATACGCAAGATCAATAACCTTGTCTTCAAGTTTGACTGCAGTACGAAACATCTCGTAGATATCTTTCTTGAAATCATCATTCACTACTCGTGGGTGTTCCTCACAGAAGGCTCTGAATAACGTAGCCATACCTTCTGCGTGTTGTGATTCATCACGTACAGACCACTCAACAACAGTACACATACCCGGCATCTTACCAAAGCGTTGATAGTTGAGTAGCATTGCAAACGCACTGAACAGTGACATCCCTTCATTCAGTACAGAACGTGCAATAGCCATCGCTGTCCCTGCGTGAGAGTGTACATCAATATCAGACATAAACTCCAGTTTTGCAGACATCTGCTGATACTCTAAGAATGCTGTGAACTCCTCTTCCGGAAGTCCGAGAGTGTCATTGAGTAGGGCGTATGCTCGTTGATGGATGAACTCACGTGAAGCAAAGGCTGTGAGCATGGCTCTAACTTCATTGTTCTTGAACTTGGGAATGTAATACTCAAGATAGTTTGTTCCAACAGCCACGTCTGTCTGTGTAAATAACCGCAGGATCTGGGTGATATGGTTCTTCTCTGCTTTCGATAATACATCTGACTTCCAATGATTTACATCTGTCTGTAGGTCAAGTTCATCCTCAATCCAGTGAATACGCTCATGCTTGGTTGCGTACTCAACAGCCCAAGGGTTAGAGAATGGTTTATAACTTTTGTTCGGTGTGAGCAAGTGCATACAATTGTTTCTCCAGTAGTTCACTTTTAGTTTGTAGTTCTTGAATGACCTTGTAGCAATCATTCAGTAATTGTTTATTGAAGGGGTCGATATCTTTTACCAACTCTAGTCGCTTGAGTATTTTTTTAGTATCCATCCTCCCTCCTCTGTATATGTTATGTATGTGCAGTTCTCACACCAGTCACCACAGTTCATGTATCCTTCAACAATCTTGGGTGAGTGCGTGTGACCAGTCAAGACACTATCGTACCCTTTGGTCTTAGCCCACTTTGTGATGACCTTCTGTGTGCCAAGGAGCTTGTACATCTTGTCAGTTAAGCTACCGCCATCCGACAGGTGAGCAAAGAAGTTAATCACTGGTCTAGGTATCTTCATGGTCAAATCAAACTTGTCACCGTGGCACACATAGACATTCTCAAAGACATAGCTATCGACGATTTCTACGTTTCCTAGCTTCATGTCCTCCTTCAGAAACGGTCTAACAAACTCATCATGGTTACCGGGTAGGTAAATTACTTTGCATCGCTCAGAGAGCTTTAGGATGCGTCTGAGCACCTCTGTGTGACTTTTGGGCCAGTAGTGTTTCCTACGCAATGCCCAACCATCAATGATGTCACCCACAAGAAACAGATAATCACACTTAACTGTCGACAAGAAATCAAGCAGTTCCTTAGCTTTGCACTGCTTAGTTCCTAAGTGTACGTCACTCAGGAAGATCGCTTTCATCGGCTTAGATATCATATTATCCTTGACAACTCACACAGACTTCATCGTCTTCAAAGTCTTTCAACGCATTCCTGTCCACTGATGTTCCAACTTTCTCTGCAGTAACGCCCGCAGTCGTGCGTAAGTAATATAATCCTTTAAGTCCTTCTTTCCACGCCTTGAGATGCACTTGATTAACAAGAGCCTTGTCCGTGCCGGATGGAAAGAATACGTTGACTGATTGGCCTTGACAAATAAACTCCTGTCTCTTTGCGGCATGTTCAACAACCCATGTTTGGTCAAGTTCAAACGCTGTCTTAAACGTTGCCTTCTCATCGTCGGATAAGAACTCCAAGTGCTGTACAGAGCCTTCGTTCTCAATGATCGACTGCCATACCTTCTTAGTGTTCTGGTTATACTCATCCAACAATTCCTCTAGGTACGTATTCTTGACCGTATGAGAGCCCGCACGAGTCCGATGCACATAACAATTAGATATACGAGGCTCAATACTGGCAGAGCAACCGCATAAGATGCTACTGTTAGCGTTAGGAGCGATAGCCAATAGATGCATATTTCTAACACCCGTACCCCTACCATCAGGACACTCGCCACGCTCAATGGCCAACTGGTATGTTGAGTACTGAGCTTGTTGTTTGATGTCTGTGAATATCTTGTAGTTCTCACTAGCGGCTTGCCATGATTCCCAAGCTATTCCTTTGCTTTGGAGGTAGCCGTGGAAGCCCATTGCTCCAAGGCCGACTGAACGCTCTCGATATGCCGAGTAGACAGCTTTTCCCAGTTCTTCTGGTGCGTTGTCAATAAAGTATTGAAGGACATTATCCAAGAATCTGATAAGGTCTCCAACCATTCCGCTTGTTCTCCACTCATCGTACTTTTCAAGGTTGACTGAGGAGAGGCAGCAGACAGCGGTTCGCTCTTCATTCGTTGCGAGATGGATTTCATTGCAGAGGTTGCTACCATTAATTGTGAGTCCAAGTGCTTTCTGGCGCTCTGGTAAGCCTCTTCTGGCTGTGTCGATAAAGTTAAGGTATGGGCTACCAGTTCTGAAGCGAGCTTCAAGGATTCGTTGCCATAGTTTACGAGCTTGGACTGTATCTCTGACAACTCCTGTATTCGGGTCTGTAAGATGCCATTCTGTATCATTGATTACCGCCTCCATAAAAGCGTCTGTGATATTAACTGCGTTAAACAAGTTGAAACATTTGCGGTTGATGTCTCCACCTGTAGGTACTTTGAAAGAAATAAACTCCTCGATGTCAGGATGGCTTACGTCTAGGTACGCCGCGTAACTTCCCTTCCTTGTCTTGCCCTGTTTGTAGGCTGTCATCTGACTGTCCACTACTTTCATGAACGGGATTGGGCCGGGTGCTTTGTCGCTGATCCCCCTCACGTCGCTCCAGTGCCCACCCACACCGCCGCCCTTTACGGAAAGCCATGCTACTTCACCATTATGTTCAATAAGAGAATCAAGATTGTCGCCCACGTAAGTAAGGAAACAACTAATAGGCAAGCCCCGATTGTTTCGTGCATTGTCAGGTGCGTTTGAAAGCACAGGCGACGCAAACATAAACCAACCTTTTGAAGCGTAGTCGTATATACGTTGTGCCAAGTCAAGGTCATCATTGCAATAAGCCACTGAAGCACGTGCAAAGGCTTGCTGAGGACTTTCTTCATGCTCGTACATATAGTAATCCCGCATGAGTGTAACTGCTTGCTCACTGAGGCGACTGTCTCTTTCATAATCAATCGTTATCCCAAGGTGTTGTGTCATCGAAATCTAACTCCAGTGCGTTTTGTTTTTCTTCGATCAGGTCAATACACCTGTCAACCAAGTCTTCTGATGTCAGCTCCAAAGTTTCCACTAGAGTGACTTCATCTAACTGCTTGAGTTTCTCCTTTAATTCTTCAAGTGTGAACATAATATTTTACCACACTTCTATCAATTTGTCAAGGTAATGTTTGCACTTTTGCAAGTCAAGCACACCTCCTTTATCTTGAAATCGAGCTATGTATTTGATTACATTGCCCATCAAGAATCCCTTGAACTGTTCCTCAGTCATCCATGCTTGCATAGCGTCCCAAGGTTGTATGTCTTTGTTGGTATAATGGTTACCACCAAGTTGATACTCACGGGCCATTTCGTGTAAATCAGGCATACTTTTCCCTCAAGTAATTGATAGACACTGGCATCTCATCAAATGCTCCGTCTTGTACTTCGTGAAGCATCCATATACCAGACCATGATCCATTGGTTTGTGGGTTCAAGTAGTCCTCATCATGTTGATAGAAGATACCTGCAAACAATCCAGTGATGCGTTTACCATCTGCACGTTTTGCAAAACTTATCTGCCTATCTTGGACATGTCCCATCACACAGCTCATATGCTGTTTAGTCAATAGCGCATTAGAAGAACTTACTGGTCTTCCCATGACACCAGAAACAAAGTAATGGCTATAACAAACGCCATCAATAACCACTGGTTGTAAGAAATCATGTACTTCCCACCCCATTTCTTTCAGATATAAGTCATCAAAAGACATCAGCCCTTCTAACTTTGGGTCTGCGTTGATTGCTCTAGCAATGCGATACTCATGGTTGCCTAGTGTAAACACCATGCGAGGATTCCACTGCTTATGTTTGTTGCGAGCAAGTCTTTTCTGTTCCTTCTTAATTGGAGCAAGGAACGCTTGCATTGCGTCGATTCCTGAATTGATATCGTTGATGTAGCGTCTACCTTCAAATGACTTTTTACCTACGTCGTAAGTTGACAACGATGGTAAATCAAAGTGATCTCCGATATGCACAATTACATCAGGCTTCTTCTCTACTGCATATTGTCCTGCCCATGTCAAGTGATCTGTACGGTGTCCCGGCTTCACTTGTGTATCAGGTATGACCATGTGCTTCATTTCTGATTCCTCAGTAGTTCAAAGAAATGTTCTGCGTCTACGACTGCGAGGGGCTTTCGTCTGTTTTCTTTAACAATGACAAGCGGCTGTGCATCGCCTCGATTGTTGCACTGGTCAACAAAACGATAGACTCCAACTCTCGCAAGCGACTTGCATTCGACATCATACGAGAAAGACTGGCGAGCCAGAGGGCTAAGTTGAACATCACTGCCACTAACACCCATACTGGTTGATCTAACATCATCACTTTCCAGATGTGGATACGTCGTCAGAATCTGCTCCGCTGCCCACTGTTGTAGCTTCCGTCCCTTCGCTTTCGCACTCTGTGTTTTCATGTGGAGGTTTCCATAACTGATTAGGATAGCGTTGAAGGAACAGCAAGCGTCCATTCTCGACTGCTCTTTCAACACTGCCTAACTTCTCTACGCAAATGTCAAACATCTCCTGTTCTGATTTGCCTTCCAATAGCTTCCTCGCTTTGACAGGGCCGATACCGTCAACACCAATGATGTTGTCGATTCTGTCTCCAACAAGGAATTGCATATAAAAGTTAAGCAACCCTTCCTCTGGTTTGATGTAGTACTTGTTCTTCTTTACAAAGTTGTAGTGCCATCCCTGCACTTGGTCAAAGTCTTTGTCAAGAGAAACAATGATAGATTCGTCACCTAGTGAGGTTGCCGCAATAGCGATCTCATCATCAGCTTCGTTACCATCAGACACTACACCATTCCATGAGGCAACAAGGTAGTCCCGCAAGAGTTGGATATGGATAGGTTTATCCTTCTTACGGTTTCCCTTATACTTCTCAGTGACGGCTATTTCGTTGCGAAAATTGGTCTTACCAGTTAGATAAGTTGTCCAATCACTACAATCAAGATCATGCATCAACATGTCCTCTAAGAATGAAGCCATCGTAGTGATAGCAACACTCTCAGTTTCTTCATTGGTTGCAAAACCTATGCGGTAGCACAAGATGTCACCGTCAATCAGAGCTTTCACAGTGTGTCGCTTGATTCCACTAAATCAGAAACATCAACACCGCCACCAGTGTACTCTTGAAGATCAGTCACTACCATCTTCACGATACCTAGAGAGATACCCTTCTGACCTGTTGGTGATTTCCAACCGTATGGTTTAACCATCAGATTAGCTCGTGATCCGTTACCTACTTTAGTCTCAGCAGGAATCACATCTCCATTCTTATCGTATGGTTTGATCTCATACTTCGATGACTTACAAGTTACAAAAGCATTGCGCTCATCTTGCTTGTTACGAATGGATACACCTGACTCTTCGATCTTTGCGATCTGGTCATCAGTAAGGTTTGCCAAGTCAACCTGAAACTTATTGCTAAGTTGATTGCGCTCATAGAGAAATGGCCAGTACAGTTCCACGTTCTCTAATTTAAATACTTCACTCATTACTTTTCTCCTTAAGGAAGCAGAGCATATATTATAACACACATTGCTAGTGCGTGTCAAACCAATTGTTGCCTATCTTTGCCTCAGCGTCAACAGGACACCGAAACCCCAACACCTCACCCGCCTTGCGAGCAGAGGCCATCATAATTGAAGCAACGTCTTCGCCATAGCGTTTCGCTGTTTCAATCTGAATCTCATCATGCACGAATGCAACCTGCCGTACTGGTGTTCTTTGATGCTTAAAGGTCTGGTGCGCTTCGATACACCATTGCTTTGCAATAATAGCCCCGCAACCTTGAAGGAGGCTGTTGAGTGCGGCGTGCTCAGATCGAACAATGATTCTTCTACCATCCAACCC